TTGAGAGAGCTACATTAAGTGTACCAGCTATAACAGTATTACCTGTTGCACTTGCAACTGTAAACTTGTTAGTGTTGATTAAAATATCACCAGCACCTGTTATGTTATTGTTGTTTAAATCTAAATCGCCACCAAGTTGTGGAGTTGTGTCGTCTACTACATTGGCAAGTCCACCACCACCTCCAGCAGCATCATATGTGACCTCACCTGATGCAGGATCGTAAAACAATGCTTGTGCTTGTGCTTGTTGTCTAATTGGTTTTACAACGAAACTATCTGGTGTTACATTTTCTAAGTCTGCACCTGTAGCATTAAGTACAATGCTCTGTGCGGCTTGATTGTTTCTACCTGCGTAACGACCTATAGCAACTGCATTTGCTCCTTGATTGGCGTCACCAGCTAGAGTACCAACAGCTATTGCACCTACACCTGTTTCATCTCCTGGATTAGCATTTTGTTGTGCAAAAGCACCTACAGCAACTCTATATCCATGATCTGTTGTTACATGATTTTTACCGGAAAAAGCACCAACATTGATATCATAAGTTGCGGCTTGTGTTTCCATACCAATAGCTACACCATAAGTGTTTGAAATTGCCGCATTTCCTATTGATAAAGAATATATACTATTTCCTACAGCGTTTCTACCAAGCACAACATCAGTTGGTCCATTGGCACCATCTTTATCACCTAGTGTGGCCCATGTGCTACCACCTTGTGCAATCCATTCGTAATCACCATTACCGCTAAGTAGAGCTGTGTTCCAACTCAATACATATCCGTTTGTTGGTTGTGTAGAGCCTGACCATAGATGCGTATTAATCACAGGATCAAATGCATTTCCGCCAGCAATAGTTGCACTACCAAAGTGGACTGTTGTACCTTGTAAATCAACACTTGCACCAGCTTGAGCAGTAAAACTGCCAGGTGATCCAAGGCTTATATTGTCTGATTGAACAGCACCTGTAAATCTCTGTTGGTCAATATCCAACACTACAGTAGTTGTTGGATTTCCTGGATCACTTACTACGTCACCGTAGTACCATGCTGTACTTGCGGTGTGTATACTTGGTGTACCAGTGTTGCTTAATACATGATGTGCTGTGTCTGTTGGATCTGCGGCATCTGTTGTTATTATACCTGCATATTGCGATTGTGTACTAATGTGTCCTGAGCCGCCTGTTCTACTGTCAATCAAACCGTTTACTTCTGCTTCAAAAGCAACAAATTTGTATTCACTTGAACTGCCATCATACAGTAAAAAGTCACCAGCTGCTACTGTGTCAACACTGTCAACATCTGTTAGTGAAGCCATGTTAGTGACACCACCACCGCCACTACCACTTGGACTAGCGTCTACCCAAGCACCACTGTAGTAAATTTTAAGTCTACCTACATCACTTTCCCACCATAAATCACCTTGTGTTGGTGCTGGATTGGTTGGAGCATCATCTTGTACAGTTACACTGGCGCCACCACCGCCACCACCAATATCTGCTTGATTAGCAAGCTCGATCCAGTTACCGCCATGAGCATAATATGCTTTTCCTGTTGCATGAACATGAGCAAACATACCGTGATAGGTTGTAGCACTTGGCAAATCAGATAATTGGCTATACATATTTGAATATAGAATTTTTCCAGTAGTAATAATACCGTCTGCTGTAGTTTCTAACTTTTTAACATTATCGTGATAAAGTTCTACGGCTCCGTCAGCAATACCCTTTACCATAATTTCTGTACCAGTATCCTTAGAAAGTATAACATTGTTGTCACTTTGAAGATAAAGACTTCCGGTTCCTGTTTCTCTTACTATTGAATGGGTTCCATTGTGGAATATCTTTAGATCACCGGCATCACCAAACTCTGCATTTACTGAATCTGCAAAAGTAATTTTGTTGCCATTGGTATCTAGGTCTCCGCCAAGTTGTGGTGTTGTATCTTCTACTACATTCTCTAATGCACTAGTAGCAAAACTGCTTAGATCAGGTGGCGTATACGTAAACACACCGGTTGTATTATCATATGATAAATTTCCTGAACCGCTTGCACTTGCTGGCGAGCCTACACTTAAACTAGTCAGTGATATTGAAGCTCCGCCACTGCCTTCGAGTGTGCTAACTCTATCATCTAAGTCAGTAAAGTTACCGTCTAGTTCTGAATGTGTAAGTTCACTTCCTTTTACTAATCTTTTTACTATTGTCATTTTTCTTTCCTTACGAAGCTACATAACCGTCTTCTACATATCCTGTGGCTACATAGTTGCCTGTTCCTAATTCATTGTCTGGTTTTGCTGGCACAACATTACTCATCGGTTGTTGTGCATTAAATTCTCGGTCAGTGAAAACACTAGTTCCTTTTTCAAAAATATAATCACTAGCATTATAAGTTTTATCTGTCCAAGTTTGATCAGTAACATTATCATACAATCTGTGCCATTTATTGCCACGTCTTACAAACATTCTAGCAGGACTAAAGTCTGTTCTAATAAAGTAATCTCCTTGATTTGGACTACTTGGAAACTGATCTCCACTGTTGATGTTTTCACCATGTGTATATGTGTTGTCTTTGTTTACAATACCACCGCTGGTTGCGTAATCGTAACCAAACAGATGATCTACTAGGCTTGTACCTGTAGGATCTTCAGCGTCAGCAGCTTCAACAATTGCATCACTGATATTGTATTCTGCTTTGTATGTGCTAATATCATTCTTAAGACTGTTTTCATCTTTGCTATCGCCAAGTATATCGTAGTATTCCTGGCTGTCTGTTAGCGGACTTAGTTTTACACGCCAAATATGTGGATACCAGGTTTGACTAAACCCTTCTGCACCTCTGTTGGCATCATTTACTACATAGTATTTGTTAATAGCATTTTTATCTGCACTGAGTAATAGTGCATCTCTGAGATGTGGAAGTTCTAATACGTCACCAGGCATTAAACGTCTGCCCATGATTTCTACCATTTCATTCATATGAAATGTCATGTACAGCATATCGTTGCTTAGAAAAAGTCCAAACTGTGTTAAATCAAAGTCTGTATCTTGAACGTTATATACGCCACGTAGTTCATAGATATCTTTATCATACTTGCGATCTCTGTTTTCCATAAACAGCAAGTCTTGCACTTTGGTTTCGTTTATTATGCCTTCTACATTAATTACTTCTCCACTCAGTGGATCTATTTCTCTGCCTTCGATATAGTTTGGTTGACTGGGATCATTTTTGTCATTGGTTACTGCTGGACCTATGTATTTGTGTACATGTACTCCGGTGCCACCAATGCTAAACTGCTCACGGATATTGCGATCCATGTAGTGATAATCATTTGTTTTCGTCGGTTTGTATAAACTTAATCGTGGCATACGTATATTTAGCTGGATCTTCTCACTTGACAAATAAGTAAAAGATGTTATCATAAGGTATAAACAGTCAGGGAGACAGTTATGGCAAGTGTAAAAACACTTACAAAAAAACCACGTAAAAAAGCAAGATTACCACGCAGAAGTGTGAAAGGATTGCAAGCACCCAGTTTTGAAGGATGGGAAAAACTAGATGGTGCTAAGTTTCATCGACTTAAAACAAGTGTACATGACTTTTATTATATGAACTTCAAACATCAAGATACTATCGAGTGGACTTGGGCTTGGATGAAAGAAAATGGGTATAGTAAACAGGAAATTGCTAGTGCTAAAAAAGCCGCTAAACATGAACAAGTTTTAGGTATACAATGTAAGTTACTGCTGGATGGCTGTCCTGATTACAATGAAAAACAACAAGAGTATTGGCAGAGCTGTCCGGGCACTACCGGCGATATAAAACCAATGACAGATTGGATTAAAGCAAAACTATCCAAGTTGATTGCTGAAGGTAAAAATATAATTGAAATTAAACAAGCAGAAGACAATGCCAAAAAGAATGTATATGTGCCTAGTATACAAGATAGACTGGCAGATGCAACTGTTGAAAAAATGGAACAAGTGGATCAGTGGTTAGATGATTGGATGCGTGATAGTAAAAGCAATCCTCTGATCAAACAAAACCCACTCGGTCATTTTAGAAAGAATGAAATGAATCTCGGACACTTTAGATTTGTAGATCAGTACTACAGAGGTCCTTATGAAGAACTAATTGAACTCAACAACTTGCCACCTGCTAAAAATCGAAACGACATGCAACAACAACTTGCTGAAGGATACAGTACCTACAGTAAAAAAGAAATCAAAGAACTAACAGATTTCTATAAACGTATGTTTGATGGCATGGAAATTATCAAAGCTGAAAAGAAACAAACCAGAGCAGTACGTAAGCCAAAACAAAAAAGTGCAGCTGAGCTGGTTAAAAAGCTCAAGTTTAAATCCAGTGATGGAGATTTCGGACTTAGTAGTGTCCCTCCCACAGATATCATTGATGCAACTGCACTGGTTGTATTCAATACAAAGAATCGTAAGCTGGGTATTTACTATGCAGAAGAACACAGTACTTTTAAAGTCAAAGGAACTACACTACAGTTTTTTGATGAAAGATTGAGTGTACAAAAAACAGTGCGTAAACCAGATGAAGTACTGCCTAACTGGAAAAAAATTACCAAACACAAACTAAAACCACAGTTTGGCTATCTCAAAACAACTGAAACAAAACTTAACGGTAGATTCAATGCTGACACTATTATTCTAAGAGCCTTTAAGTAATAAATAGTTGTATGGCACTGAGAGATGATTTAACCAAAGAAATAGAACTACGTTTAGGTGGACAGATGGTCGATGTTGAACTCGACCCTGAACATTATGACTTGAGTATCAAAAAAAGTTTTGAAAAGTATAGACAACGCAGTGAAAATGCGTTAGAAGAATCATTTGTACTATTAGAACTTACAAAAGAAGTAAGTGAATACACACTTGCTAACGAAGTCATTGATGTATTTGATGTGTATCGTAGAAGCAGTGGCACACTAAACAGTGCAAGCGGCGGTGACATTGAACCTTTTGAAACTGCATACCTAAACAACTATCTACTTTACAGTGGTCGAGCAGGTGGTATGGCAACATATGATGCTCTAGCACAACACAGAGAAACACTCGGACGTATGTTTGGTGAGAACTATACTTTTACCTGGAACACAGTGACCAAAAAATTATTACTTCATAGAAAAGTAAAAGCAGATGACACAGTGTATTTGCATGTGTATAAAGAACGCAGTGATGAAGAATTATTACAGGATCCTTACAGTTCACCGTGGTTAAAAGATTATGCACTTGCACATGCAAAATTGATGTTAGCAGAAGCAAGAGGAAAATTCAACACAATAGCAGGTCCACAAGGCGGCACCAGTTTAAATGCTGATGCACTTCGTATGGATGCACAAGCTACTATTGATAAGTTAGAGGATGATCTCAAGTACTATGCTGAAGGTCAAGCTGGTCTTGGTGTCATTATTGGTTAATGTTCCAACCTGAAAAATTTTCTATAAAAGCTAAAATGATTGAAGCTGGCTCAATGAGTGATTTCCATGACATCTATGTCATGGGAAAAGTGTTCAAGTATGCAGACGTGAATACCTTATTGGAATTCGGAGCAGGTAATGGTGGATGGGCTGTTGTTTGCAAGTACATTGCTGAAGAAAAGATATGTGAAGCATATTACCCATTAGACAATTTAAAATGGCATACAAATGATCAGTACTTTATGAAGGAAAAGTTTCAACTTGATTGGTATACTAATCCTCAAGATATTGTAAATTACTGCGAACGTGAAATGGAATGCTGTGTAAAATTTTTAGAATTAAATGTTGACAGCGATACATTTATAAGCCAAATACAAAATTTATTTCCTAACAACAGTTTGGATGCTTTTAGAGTTGACATACAAGTGAATAGATGGCATGTTAGACATTTTATAAAAACGTGTTTAAGTGAAAATGGATTAGTGTTTTATGATGATGTAAGGTTTAATGCTGGATTCGAAAGATGTATGACTGTGGCTTGGCTTATGCAAGAGATAGATTTGTACCCAGTTGTGTTTACCCATCAAGAAGTAGTGTTGTGTAAAAACAAAGATTACAGTATGTATCTTCAGGACAAGCTAAAACAAGAGTTGGACGAATCTGTATTTTATTTTAAAAATAATCATTACACATTCACTGACGAAAAAAGTTATCAGTGGATTAGTATGGTAGATTATTCAAGTCTTGACAAGTAGGACTAGCTTGTATATACTAATAATAAATCAAAGGACAATATATGATAATTGGTATATGTGGATTAATCGGTAGTGGTAAAGGAACTGTTGCTGATATCTTAGTTGAGAATCACGGGTTTCAAAAACTTAGTTTTGCAGACAAACTCAAAGATGGAGTTGCTAGTGTTTTTGATTGGGACAGAGACATGCTGGAAGGCGACACAGATCGCAGTAGAATCTGGCGTGAGAAAACAGACGAATATTGGACAAATGAAACAGGATTTGATGTAACTCCTAGACTGATATTACAATTGTTTGGAACTGACTGTATGCGTGAAGGATTTTTTGATGGCATATGGGTTAGTTTAGTTAAAAAGCAGATAATAGAAAATCCTGATACAAATTGGGTAATACCCGATGTGCGTTTTCCAAACGAAATGCGTATGATTAACAGTGTTAACGGTCAAGTGTGGCAAACTCGTAGAGGAGAATTACCACTGTGGTGGGCTACTGCACAAAGCATTAATAAAAATTGGGATACTATTGAAACTGACAAACACAGCATGCAAGTAATATTTCCTGAAGTACATCAAAGTGAATGGCGTTGGGTTGATGAAGATGACAAGTTTCAGCATATCATTGATAACGACAGTACACTAGAAGATCTGCAAATCAAAATACAAAAAATCATTAAATGCTAGGTTAACCTTCATAACCACCCAGATATATAGCGGTTCTGGTAAATAGTTATATCAATTATCAGAGGAGCAAAAATTATGGCATTAGTATCTCCAGGTGTTCAGGTAAGTGTAGTAGACGAGAGTGCTTATGGTGCCCCAGGCGCCGGCACAGTTCCGCTATTACTTGTAGCAACACGTACAGACAAATCAGATCCTACTGGTAGTGAAAGTGACGGTATCGCAAAATACACAAAAAGTGCTAATGCGGGTGAAGTAGTAAAAGTTACTAGCCAGCGAGAACTTACACAGTATTTTGGTAACCCAACATTTACTACAAGCAGTGGAACAATTACACAAGGCAGCGAAACCAGCGAATATGGTCTTATGGCTGCTTACAGTTATTTGGGACAAGGAAGTCAAGCGTACATAGTACGTGCTGACGTTGACTTGGCTCAACTTGACGCAGTTTCAGCAATGCCCACAAGTGCATATGCTACTAACGGCGGATTGTGGTTAGACACAGACGCTAGTAGATATGGTATTCACGAGTGGAGTGCAACAAACAATTCATGGGAAAACAAAATCCCAACAGTAGAAATTAACGCAACAGGCACACAAGCAACTATAGATGGTGACGTATCTTTTACACCAACAACCGCAGCAAGTGCCGCAACAGATGATACATATCTTGTTGTGATTCATATTGACAATGAAATTGCAACTACAGGCGCTAGACAAATTAGTTTGCAATACTTTCATGGTGCAGGTGGTGCATGGGAATTAATTGATAATTCACTAGCCGCAGGTACAGCAACTTTTGACGAACACTACAGCGCACCAGCTGGTCCAAGTGCAGGCGATAT